GCAGCGTCGACGAGAGGGCGCACGTCGAGATGGTGACGAAGCAGTTCGCGGACACCGTCGAGCGCGTGACGCAGCGGGCCGACGAGACGGTCGAGAAGGTGCTGCAACTGGTTCGGGATCAGGAGACCAAATGAAGAAGACCGACACCACCGTTGCCGTTCTGCGGATCGACGACTTGCCGACCATGAGCCCGCGACGCGCTCGCCAGATCGCGTCGTGGCTGGGCCGAAAGGCGAATGCCATGCGACTCGCTGCCGAGCGAGCGAAGTTCGCAAAGCGGTTCACCGCGCGATTCATTGCGACCGTCGCGCTGCTGTTCCTCGTGAGCTGCGCCACGCCGCCGCGTGTCTCCACCGCCACCGAGCGCGCGACCGCAACCCGCACGCTCTCGACCATCGAAGCGACGCTGGCCATCCTGACGGCCGCCGGCAAGGTGAAGCCCGCGGACGCGCAGCTTGCCACGGCGCAGATCAACGACCTCCGCGCGCTGGTGCTGCAGAGCGAGTTCCAGCCGATCGACTGGACCGACGTGACGCTTCGGCTCGCGACGCTGTACGCGGCGTGGATCGTGCCGGGCTCGCCGCCGCCGACTGGCCCGCCGGCCACGACGCCAACGCCTGCTCCCGCGCCCGCGCCCGCCCCGGTCCCGATGGCCGAGCCGGTTCCTGCGAAGGCCCCGCCCGCGCCGGCAGCCAAGATGAACCCCGGCCCGCTGATCGACGCGCTCTCGGCGCGGCTCGAATCGGCCCCGCAGCGGTTCGCGGCGCTGTCGACGCCGACACCTTCCGGCCCCGAGATGTTCACGTCGGGCCAGCTCCGCATGGTTGTCACGGGGCACCTGGGTTCGCAGGCCTGCGACGACGGCTGCTTCGTCGTCTGGTGCGGCCCGACCACGCAGGTCGTCTCGGTCTCGAGCACGGATGGCGACGTGGGGTACGCGTTCAACGTGCCGGGTCCGAACAACAGCGACATGATCGGCGTCCACCCGACGCTGCCGCAGACCGTGACGCCGGGCGACGCGCTCTACGTCGTCAGCGGTCCGGGCGGCGCGGTGTCGACGCGACCGCAGCTCGGGTTCGCGACGGGCGTGTCGCCGAAGGTTGATGAGGCCAGCGGCATCGTGTTCGTCGGGTTCGACTGCCGCACGGACTCCATCGGCGCGCTGCTGCACGGCCCGATCTGGGGCGGCCGCGGCCCGCTCGTCGACTTCCTGCGCAACTACCCGTTCCCCATCGATTGGATCAACTGGAGCGTGCTGCCGTCAGTGTTCCTGGACGGGCCGAAGCCGACGCTCTCGACCTGCTACGACGAACACCGCTGGTACTCGGGCGACGTGTTCTCGGAGTGGGCTCCGCACATCCACGGCGTGCCGACGACCGCTCACCAGCAGTACGGAACGTACGTCGCCGGGCAGGTCGGTCAGGCGCTGCTGCTCTGCTGCGACGAGTCGATCCCGGTCGGTGACCGCCGGAAGCTCGTGCTCGCGCTCATGCAGCGCGGCATCGAAGACCTCGGCGGCCTGTGCGATGCGAGCTGGCGGTACGCACTCGGCGGCCACTGCTGGGGTCGTGTCGGCACGTTGGTGCTGCTCGGCCACATGTACGGCATCGATGCGTTTGGCGACCCGACGCCGATCGTCGGCCAGCGGCTCCCCGAGCATCAGCTGTCGGCCGTTACGTCGTGGTGGGGGCAGCCGAACTTCACCGGCTACATCTACTCGCACACGTTCGCGCAGAACCTGTGGGCCTCGTCCCCGGACACCTGGGGCAACGCCGACGTGCAGGGCACGGTCGCGTGGTGCCAGCGGTACGGCGGTCAGGTTGTGCCGGCGCTGAGCGCCACGGCAGCCTTCGTCCGCATTGTCGGCCGCGAGCGGTGGGCCGAGCAGCTCGTGAACCTCGTGCGGTGCTGGTACGCGGCTCCTGAGTCGGTGCGCGCGGCGCTGGCGGGCCAACGCATCTTCGTGTCGATCGGCCTGCCCGAGGACTACGCGATGACCGTGGGGTTCGGCGCGAAGGCGTGGGCGCGACACGGCGTCTGATCAGGGCGCGCGCGCGAACTGGATCTGCACGACCCACTCGAAGCGCGACCCGCCCGCTTCCTGGACGCGCCGCGCCTCGAAGCCGACCAGCGCGTTCTCGTTGACCGGCACGACGCGCACGCCGTAGGCCAGGAAGTCCGGCAGCGCGCCGGCGCCGGTCGCGAGGCGGTCCCACCCGTAGCCGAACGACATCGACGCGCCATCGCCCGCGTTCTGATACCACGAGAGCGCGAAGCCGGTGCCGTCCTCGATGTCGTTCTGGTACGCCGGCGCGTTCGTGGTACTGTCGAGCTGCACCGCGGTGAGCACGTAGCCGCCGCCGAGTCGGCCGATCTCCACCACGGAGCCGACGCGCAGCGCATCGGTGTCCGACGTGTTGGTGTTGACGAGCGCGCGCGCCGTAACGACCCACTGGCCGGCCATGTCGATGGTGGCGTTCGACGCGAGCGACGGCGCGGGGTTCGGATCGACGTGGCGGCTGCCCGAGCACGCGGCGAAGCTCAAGGCCAGCGCGGCCGCCACCGATACCGTGCGCATGGGGAAGCTCATGTTCGCGGGGATTCTGCTACTGTGCCCGTCGTTCACCAAGGGGGTGCAGATGCCGACGCCTGTCATCACGATCAGCCCGGACCCGCCGGTTGCGGGCCGTCCCGCGACCATCACCTACACGGGCGCCGTTGGCACCGTGCTCACGCTGGAGTGGGACCCCGCCGCGACGCCGACCAGCGCGAAGATCGGCAGGCGCGGCACCGCGGTTGTCGACGTGCCGGCGAACGCCACGTCGCTCGTGATCTCCGACCCGACGGGCGGGGCGCAGGCGATCGGCGTGACCGTCTCGCACTGACTCACCGCAGCGTTTCGCGCAGCGTCTGCAGGGCGTTGCTCGCGTGCGCGCGAACGGAGTCGTCACGGCCCTGCTCGTGCTGGAGCAGCTCGATGTCGCTGCGCCAGTTCCGCAGCAGCGTCGTGATGGCAGACTTCCGCTGCGCCTCGGTCGAATGAGGCTGAGCCAGCACGGCGCGCGCGTTCGCGGCCTCGTCGCGCCAGAGCGATGGGTTCACGACCGCGACGCCGGTGGCGCCGAGCAGCATCGACGCACACATCAGCCAGATCGGCGCGAGAATGCGCAGCGCACGCGATGCGGGCCGCTTCGGCGGCTCGAGAGAGAGGCAGCAGCGGTCACGCAGTCCCATCGGTTCGCTCCCCTTTGGCCTTGCGGGCCTTCTCGAAGAGTGGTAGAAGCGCGCCCGCTACCCCGAATGAGGATTCGCCATGCACAATCGACTCTCGCCGACGCAGGACCGAATGGACCGCGCGGCGCAACGAACTTCGGCTGCGGCCCCTCAGGGCGTAGCAACTCGGCAGGCAAGCGCCGCGTCGGAGTGGGCTGGTAGCCTCGGCGGTTTCGGCCGCCGGGGCAGCCGTCTTCTCTCGGATCGCATTCACCGTCTCGCAGTACCCGCCATCCGGTCGCGCCTTACTCGCGGGTTTTCCCGCGGCGCCCGCGTCGCGCTCGAACGCACCGGCTTCGTCCTGGTCGTGCTGCTGGCGCTCGCCATGGCGCTGCTCGGCGGCTGCTGCGGCCCGAGCGAGGCCGAGCGCGCGACGGTCGACGCGATCGCGCCCGAGTACCGCGCGTACGTGCAGGCCGACCCGCGGCTCGACGCCGAGCAGAAGGCCAGACGACTCCGCACCGTCGAGACGTGGCAGCGCCGCGTCGGGGGGAAGTGATGGACGCTCTCGCACAACAGGTGGCCGCCGACCTCGCCGCTCTGCAGGCCCGCGCCGCGAAGGGTGAGGACGTGGTGGCCGAACTCCGGCAGGCGCGCGCCGCGTCGATGAACCTCAGCGAGTCCGAGCGCAACATGATCGCCGACCGGCTGCTCGCGTCGGCCGCGTTCGTCGCCCAGATCGCGCTTGGCGTGGCGCTGCGGAGGGTGTGATGGCCGACACGGAAGCCGTCTCGATCGAGGCATCGTTCGTGAGGGCGATCTGCGACCTCATGGAGCAGCAGAACTGCCGCCCGGATCAGCCGACGCGCTGCGCGGCGATGATCGGCGCGCTGTCGATGTGTGCCGGCGGGCTGATCGGCGCGATGGACGCATACGGCAGCAAGCTCGGCGGCACCGACGCGGCGATGCAGGACGTGCGCACGATGCTGGTGAAGCTCGCGACGGCGCGCATGTCGTCCGCCGGCAACTTCACCTCCGAACTGATGGACAAGGTTTGGGGGAAGTGATCGTGATGCCCTCGACGTGGTTCCGCGACTGCCCGGCGCACGCATGGCGCTGGATCCCGACGTGGGGCAGCGTCGGCTTCGACGAGTGCGAGCGCTGCGGCGCGACGCGCAACCACGGCCAACGATTCTCGACCCCGGACGCCGCGAATGGCCACGCTCCCGCGTGGCAGCCGCGGGCTGGCATGAGCCCGCATAGCGGCGACGGGGTCGGTTCACCCTCTGAGGGGCTCGGAGCCCCTGGTTTCCATGAGGCGGACGCCGCCGGGGAAGAGCGAGCCCCGGCGGCACTTTCACGATCTTCGCTCGCAGAGGCCAATGGACACGACATCAGCGACGCCGGCACAGCCGGCAAACACGGTGGTCACGCCGCCGCGCCCGAACCCGATCATGAAGTTCTTCGCGTACGAGCACCTGCCGGATCGCCTTCGCGGCGTGTCGGCGGACGTCTGCGAGCTCGCGCGTCGGATGGACCTGCTGCTCCCGGACACGCCGGAGAAGTCGGCGGGGTTGCGCAAGCTGCTCGAGGCGAAGGACTGCTTCGTGCGGGCGCAGCTCCCGAGCTGATCACGCGCCAGTTGCACCGCCCAACGGCCGCCGAAGCGCGCCTTCGCGCCGCGGCCGTGCTCGCCGAACTCGCGCGCGGCACGAAGCCGCCGGTCGTGGCGGCGATGTTCCGGATCAGTCCTGCCCGCGTCTACCAGATCAAGCGCGCCGCGAGCGCGCAGGGAGCAACCGCGTGACTCACTTGCCGCCGATGGTTCCGCTGCACGAGGTCGCCGCCGAGCTGCGCAAGGCGACTCACGTTCTCGTGTCGGCCGCCGGCCGTGGCGAGTTCGCTCCTGTGCAGCGCGTGGGCGCCGTCTGGTACGTGCGCAAGGACCGGCTCGACGAGTGGTTCTCCCGCAACCACGCCGCGCCCAGTGTCACGCCTGCCCAGAAGCGCCGGGTGCGTCGGGCGGGGCGAAGCGAAGCAGCCGCACCGCCTTCGCCCCTTCCTCTCCCGCCTCGTGAACGTACCGCATCGTCGTCGTGATCGACCGATGACCCGCCAACCGCATCACCACGTCGATGGACACGCCGGCTCGAACGAGCGCGGTGCAGAACGTGTGTCGCAGGGCATGCGGGTGCATGCGTCGGTCGTCGACGGTCTCGCGCGCGGCGCGGAACAGGTCGTCGATGGCGTGCGTTCCGCCGGGCAACAAGAACTCGCCGGCCGTGGCCAGCATCCGCTCCACGACTGGCTGCAGATCGGGCGAAATGGGGACCACGCGCGTCGCGTTCTTGCCTGGCACCACGAGCTGGCGCAGCTTGAGTCGAACGTGTCCGGGCTCCAGCCGCGCGGCCTCGCTGCGGCGGACGCCGGTCATCGCGAAGAACTGCAGCACGTCGCGGGTGCGCTGGTCGGTGATGCGCGCCAGCACGTCGCGGAGCTCGGCGTCGGTGAACCAGTCCATCGCCGGCACGTCGGCGCGCGGGCGATCGACACGACGCACGGGGTTGTCGCGCACGACGCCGCGGCGAACCGCGACGGCGAACACCCTGTGCAGCGCCCGCAGGTCGGCGTTCACCGTGGCGGCGCTGACGCGGCGCTTGGTCTCGCGCAGCCGGTCTCGCACGAAGGCTTCGATCGTGTCGGGCGTGATGTCGTGCAGCGCGGTCTCTCCGGGGATGAGCCGGCAGACGGCGCGCAGGTGGTCGGCGTACCACCGGACCGTGCCCTTGCTGCGCTTCAACCGCAGTTCGGCGGCAAGCTGGTCGATGGCCTCGTACAGCGAGTAGGCGGGCGCAGTGTTGCGCGCCTCGCCTCGCATGCGAAGGGCCGCGGCGTACGCCTCGTCCTCGGTGTCGAACGTCTCCGAGAACACGCGGCCCGCGTCGGTGTCGGCGAAGCCTCGCCACGCGAGCGTGCCGTCTTTGCGGCGGCGCGACGTGACGAACGGAAGGCGGCGCTTGGTTGCCATCGGCGCAGTCCGTGTAGCCGCGACAGTAGCCAGGAGCAACAACGGCGCGGGAGCGATCGACTCGCAACCCGCGCCGCCAGTGGAGGTCCCGCCCAGAATCGAACTGGGGTAAACGGATTTGCAATCCGGGTTTGCGGTAGCTGCGTTGCAAGCGACACGACTCGCGCAGCGATCGTAACCCTCGGCCAGCGGGGAGACAACATGCAGAACGCCACCGGCAAAGGGGGCGCAGTCTGCGTCGCCCGTGAAGTGCCACAAGTAGCCGCGAGGGTAGCCAAGTCGCGCCGTGACGAGGCTCGTCGCCGGTTCCGTCGCTCACTGCCTTCGACGATCGTGCTGTCGCCGGCCGTCCTGGAACGCGTTCCGTGCGTTACGCACGTTACGCATGGCATTCCGTGCGTGCCGCACTCGCCACTGTGGCTGCTGCCGGCGGGACTGAGCGACGACGAGCTCCTTGCCGCTTACGGCGGGGGTGCCTCGTGAGCTGCTGGAACTCCAACGACGGCTACGACGATGACTCGCCGCTCGACATCGACGTGGACGAGTTCCCGCCGATCCCGAAGTTTCCGCGGGACTTTGCTCCCGAGGGCTACGTCCGCACCGACCACGAGGAGGAAGCGCCGTTGCCCTGGTGGGGATTCCTTGTCGGCGCGCTGTTCGTCATCGGCGTCACGCTGTTCGTGGCGTCGGTGGTGTGGAGGAAGCTGGCGTGAAGCCCGCCACGCACCGCTGCAGCGTCTGCGAACGCGCCGTCGTCCTCGCATCGACCGACGAGGGCCGCGTCATCCTGGACCCGTCCGTTCCCGTCTACGTTCGCGAGAGCGACGGTGAGGTGCGAGGCGAGACGGTCGTGGCGCGGGACCGCAGTGGGATGGTCATGGCGCGGCATTCGTGCCGCCGGGACGGGGGGAAGTAGTGCACCACTATCAGCATCACATCGGCGACTACCGCCGCGACACGGGTCATCTGTCGAACGAAGAGGACCTCGCGTACCGGCGCATGATCGAGCTGTACTACGACACCGAGTCGCCGCTGCCGGAAAACGTTGAGTGGATCGCGCGTCGCGCGCGAGTTTCGGCCGAGATCGTGGCTCGCGTGCTCTCCGACTTCTTCGTTTTCGACGAAGAGAAGCGCGTTTGGAGGCAGTCGCGGTGCGAAAGGGAAATCGGCGAGTATCGCAAGGCACAGAAGCGCAATCGTAACAACGGTTTGCGTGGTGGTAGGCCATCAAAGCGAGTCGTAACCCACTCGGAACCCACTCGGAACCCAGTGGGTTTCCAAGAGGAACCGACCCCTTTCCTGGAAGAACCCAACCCTTTCCAAAAAGAACCCAGTGCGAAGGCAACCGTAAACCGTAAACCGTTAACCGATAACCGTGAACCAGTAACCGATAACCAGTCTCCAGAAGGAGAGCGCGCTGCCGCGCGCGACCCTCGTTCGGTTGCTCCGTCGAAGCCCGAGGACGTGACCGCGGAGACCTGGGCAGACTGGTGCGCCTTCCGAAAGGCCAAGAAGGCCCCCGTCACGGAACGGGTCATCGCCGACACCCGCAAGAAGGCCGCCGCCGCCGGGATGTCCATGGAAGCCGCCCTGACCCACTGGATGGCGCAGGGCTACACGGGCTTCTTCCCGCCGACGAAGGACGGCGGCCCCGGCTCAAGGCCACGCCCGATCGCCGTGTCGAGCGGGCCGACTGGCACCGACGAAGCATCCATCCGCGACTTCTACCGAGACTCCCATGGCGCTCTCTGAACCCATTCAACGCACCAACGTCGTCGTAGACACGCAGCCCCGGACCTGTCAGGACCACGGGCCCTACATCGCAGAGCAGCTCGACCTGCAGCCGAAGCCCGGCGACTACCCGCGCGTGCCGGGGAAGTTTGCGAGCGCGGTCGTCACCTACCTAGACCCATTCTGGACGAACTGCCCGACGTGCGACGCAGACCGTCAACGCGAGGTCGACGCGCAGGACGCGGCGATCCGCACCGGCCTCACTGAGCGCCAGAAGATGATGGCCGAGCGACTGCGTGCGTCGCAGATCCCGCAGCGGTTCTCCGAAGCGAGCATCTGGAATTGGCAGCACGGCATGGATCAGCAACGCCGTGTCTGGAATTGGGCGCGCGAGTACGCGAGCCAGTTCGACATCGCGGTGTCGACGGGCCGTTGCGGCGTGTTCATTGGCGCGCCTGGCACTGGCAAGACCCACCTCGCCATCGGCCTCGTTCGTCACATTAACGAGAAGGGCGGCACTGGCCTCTACACGACCGTGATGCAGATGCTCGGTCGCATCAAGGACACCTACAACAAGAACTCATCCGAGACGGAGTCGCAGGCCATCGACTTCCACGCGCGCCCCGACCTTCTCGTTATCGACGAGGTCGGCAAGCAGCTCGACACAAACCACGAGCAGGCGCACTTCTTCGGCATCCTGAACGCGCGATACAACGCGCTCAAGCCGACGATTCTTGTCAGCAACCTGACGAGACAGAAGCTCATCGACTTCCTCGGCGCTGCAGTTGTTGACCGCATGCGAGAAGCCGGCGGCGCGCTGCACGTTTTCGATTGGGCGAGCCAGCGCGGAAAGGGCGGACCCGCCAAGGACGGTGAGGAGTGAATATCCTCGGAATCGACCCTGGCGTCACGACAGGTTGGGCCGTTTACGACAGCGCCAACCGCCGATGTATCGCCGCAGGGAACTTCCCCGGCCATCGCGTCCCCGAAGACGTGAGGCTGCGTTCAAGGCTCGCTGTCAGCGTCATCGAACGGCTGCGCCCGCACGGCGCGAGCTATCCGCAGGTGGTCGAATCGGCCTACGTGTGTGGCCGCATCGTCGGGATGCTTGGCGACGAGACTCGGCCCGTTCACGAACTGCGCCGCGATGACGTTCGCCGCGAACTGCAACTTGCCACGTTCGGCAGCGTGCAGGTGAGCGACGACGCGACTGTGTGGGCGGCACTGCGGCAGATCCACGGTGACGGTTGCACGAGCAAGGGCGGCGCGCTGCACGCATTGAAGTCGGCCGACGCCGAGCATGAGCGCGCGGCGCTGGCGGTGGCTGTGGCGTGGGCGCTTCGTGCGCAGGCGGTGAAGCTATGACGAGGAATCAAAAGAAGAGGCTAGAGAGGCTTGAAAAGAAGGCTCGGCGCGGCGTCTGGATCGACGAACGGCACAAGGGGCCGAAGACCGTCATGCTTTCTTGGGGTCAAGACTACTACTGGCCAGAGGACGAGCGGGTCTACGCACAGGTCTTCGCCGCGCTCAACGTCAACCCGAAGCTGCACGAGCTGTGGAAGATCCACCACGGCGAGTTGAAGCGGGACTCTGAGCTATGCACCACTGGAGGACATGGCGGGTTCTGGCGTCGGTGCCCGCATCACGTCGCGGTCATGGTCCGCGACATCGTTAGTCGCGCGAACTGGCACGTTGCGGCAGCCATCGGAAAGAAGCCATGAACCTCGGCTGCGAATGCCTCGGCGACCGGGTGCAGAACGTCGCAACCATCAAGCAAGACTTGACGGTTGGGCTACTTGCCGGCGCTGGCAGCGATGGCGGCCTCAACCCTGGCCACGTCGCACCGCAGAGCCTTCGCCAGCGCGAGCAGCGTGGACCGGAAGGGGCGCTTCCCTTCGCCGTGTCGCAGTCTCCAGACGGTGCGGCTGCTGACCTTGGCGCGGGTGGCGAAGTCTTCCCATCCCTCGCCGGGCGCGAGGGTGTTCAGCAGGTCGAGGAAGGTTTCGGCGGGCTGCCGCTTGGATGCCATGGCGCGGAGTCTGCCACGGTCGTCGAAAGAAATCTAGTGTCGACAGTTGACAACTTCCGTCGACTTGCCGATACTCAAGAACACGAGCCCGGAGTCATCCGCCAAGACTCCTCCGGGCTCGCTGACCCCGAACCAGTGAGGAACGAAGCCATGATCACCGTAGCCCCCGTCCCCGCCCCCGCGCAACGAACCTGGCGCAACTCCTCGCGCCTGCGCACCAGCTTCTCCGTCCAGTGGAACGGCTGCTGGGTGCACTTCAACGGCTGGGAGGACATCGCGGCCGAGGTCGGCGACGCCCAGGAGTTCGCCGATGAGTTCGGCCTGCCGGTCACCGACGAGCGCGCGAACGAACTCGTCGCGACGCTGCCGAACCGCCTCGTCGACCGCATCGAAGAGATGTTGGAGACCTACCGCTGCGATGGGGAGGCGTGACCGTGGAAGCACTCTCGCGAATCCTGATGTTGCGCGCGCTGCGCCTTCTCGGCCACCAGAACGTTCCGGCCTGCGACCTTCGCCTTGCCTCGCGCATGCTTGCCGAGGCAGCGGACTGGCGCGAGCTCGAGGACACGGGGCACGCTATCACCGAAGACGACCGCGCTGTCGCGATGGACGGGAGGGCCTGAACCGTCATGTTGCCACGCGAACAAGAGCAGCAGCAGAAGGCTTGGCACGAACGTCGCGCGCAAGAGATCGTCGGGCCGGCACCGAAGCCGGCCGGCAAGTCGATCAGCGAGGACGGGCTCTGCCTCGTCTGCCGCGACAAGCTCGTGCTCATGGAACGGCAGCCGCAGCACGGTCGCGACTGGGCCCAGTGCTTCTACTGCGGCAACTCGATGCCGGTCGTCGAGGGGGTGCTGCAGTGAACGGCTACTTTGTCATCGGCATGCGCAGCGTCTCCCCGACCTACGCCGGCCCGTTCATCTCCGAGGCCGACGCGACGCACTGGGCGCTGCTGCAGAACTTCGACTCGTTCGAGGTGCTGCGATGAGCGACGCCTTCACCGTGTTGCTGCGCGAGGCCAACGAGCAGTTCGCGCGCGCCTTCGCCTTCTGCGCGACGGGATGTTCTGCGCCCGTCGCTGTCACCGAACCCGAACCGCTGTGCGCCGAGTGCGCGCGGGAGATGCACCAATGACCGCCACCATCATTCCAGTCACCAGCGAAGCCCAGTGGCTCGCCGAGCGCGCGAAGGACGTGACGAGCACCGAAGTCGCGGCGCTCTACGGCCTGTCGCCCTACCTCACCGAGTTCGAGCTGTGGCACCGCAAGGCCACGGGCGTCACCGAAGCGCCGATGGACTCCGAACGCATGCGGTGGGGCCAGCGCCTCGAATCCGCCATCGCGCACGGCGTCGCCGAAGACCACGGCTGGCAGGTCGCGAAGCGCGCTGTCTACACGCGCCTCGACGACTACCGCCTTGGCGCGTCGTTCGACTTCGAGATTCACGGCGACCCGCGCGGCCCCGGCCTGCTCGAAGTGAAGAACGTGGACGGCCTCGTCTTCCGCGAGCAGTGGGTCATGGTGAACGACGCCCGCGAAGCGCCCGAACACATCGAGTTGCAGTTGCAGACGCAACTGGAGGTCTCCGGGTTCTCGTGGGGTTGCATCGTCGCCCTCGTCGGCGGCAACGAGGCCCACACGCTGATCCGGCAACGCGACGAGGTTATCGGCCGCGACATCCGCGCCCGCGTGCGCGCGTTCTGGCAATCCGTCGATGCCGGCACGCCGCCGAAGCCCGACTTTCGCCGCGATGCCGAGTTCATCATTCGGCAGCTGCGTGGCCGCGCCGACGCCGGCAAGTCGGTTGACGCCGACCCTGAACTCGAGAACCTGATTGCCGTCTACCAGCGCCAGTCCGCTGCGCAGCGTGAAGCAGAAGCGAACCGCGACGCCGTGAAGGCTGAGATTCTGCTCCGCATCGGCGACGCCGCGAAGGTCCGCAGCAAGCTCGGCTCGCTTTCGTGCGGCGAGACCAAGGAGGCCAAGGGCACGCTCATCACCGCCGAGATGGTCGGCACCTACGTCGGCGCACGCGCCGGCTTCCGTCAGTTCCGCTTCTACCCCGCCAAGGAGACCCAATGACCGACACGCAACAACCCGTGACCGCGCCGGCCAAGCCGCCGACGCAACTCCCCGCTATCGACGTGGTGCGGCAGACCATCGAAGCGATGGAGCCCCAGTTCGTGATGGCGCTTCCGCCGCAGATCAACCCGAAGAAGTTCATCCGCACGACCATTACGGCGGTGCAGATGAACCAAGACCTCCTGGCGTGCGACCGCCGCAGCCTGCTCGGCTCGTGCATGAAGGCGGCGCAGGATGGCTTGCTCATCGACGGGCGCGAAGCTGCGCTCGTCATCTTCAACGTCAAGGGCACGCCGCACGCGCAATACATGCCGATGATCGGCGGGCTCCTCAAGAAGCTGCGCAACAGCGGCGAACTGGCCAGCATCAGCGCGAACGTCGCCTACACGAACGACGAGTTCCGCTACGAACTCGGCGACGAGGAGCGCATCGTCCACAACCCGAAGATGGGCGGCCCGCGCGGCGAACCGATCGCAGCCTACGCCATCGCGCGAACGAAGGACGGCGCGATCTACCGCGAGGTGATGAGCGTCGAGGAGATCGAGCAGGTGCGCAGCGTCTCCCGCGCCGCGAAGAATGGCCCGTGGGTCACATGGTGGGGCGAGATGGCGCGGAAAACCGTGTTGCGCCGCCTGATGAAGCGCCTGCCGTCGAGTGCCGACATCGACGCCGTGCTTGAGAACGACAACGAGACGAACGACTTGACGCAGGTAGAAACGCCGCGCGTCACCGAGTCGCCAGTGTCGCGACTTCGCGCGGCGATCGGTGTGGAGGAGACGTCCATCACCAACGCCGAACCCGTCGCCGAACAGCAACCCCAAACCGGAGAACAGAAGTGACGCTTCCCGTCGGCCCGCACAAGGGCACCATCGTCTCGCACCGCTCCAAGATGCTCGGCGACAAGCTCGCCATCAGCATCAAGTGCGACGTTCAACGCGAGTTCGTCGAGGCTGTCGTGTTCATCACCGACAAGGCGATGGGCATGGCGCGTCGCGCGCTCAAGGTCTGCGGATTCGACTGCGATCAGCACGACCTCGACTTGCTGGACAAGAAGCCGACGCTTCTTGCCGGCAACCAGGTGCCGCTGCTCGCCGAGTTGTGGAGAGGCAAGTTGCAGTTCAAGATCGACCTCGACTCTCGCGCCGAGGCGTCCTTGCTCGCTGACGCGACGAAGAAGTTGCGCGCTGCAAAGGGCGGCGGCAGCGACGACCACCAACCCGACGTTGAGTCTCCCGTCGACACTTCGACGGCTCCCTTCTGACCCCCGCCCGCCGCAATGGCGGGCAAGGAGACGCACATGAGCGCAAAGTTCAACAACCAACTCACCGTAAGCG